TGGGTTATGAGTTGACATGAGTTTCCTCCAGATCTCTATCAGATTCAGCTTTTTCTATTTGTGCATCTAAAAGACGTTCCTCTTTATCAGAGAGTTCAGCTTTATGTAATGCATAAAGAAGTCTAGACTGAAGCTCATAACATTCAGCCCTCCAAATCAAACTGCCATTACGATTAGCTTGTTTAATTTGTTTTTCAACTAATTGACTAATCTTATAAATCTCTGGAAAAGACATTTCGACATTAACTTTTTTCATTTGATTTCTCTCTCAGGTAGTGGTTCTTTTAAGGCATAAAGATGTAATTCAGTAGATTTACCATGATCTACTTCAACAGGTATTAAAGTCATTCCTTTAATTGCTGCTTTTACTTTTCTTTTAACCATTTCATCAAACCATTCACTATCCATAGTGATGGCTATTTGATCGTTGACTCGATCAATAATGTAAGAATTTAACTCATCAAGATTT